TTTCTTCCCAAGTGGCAGTGTTACTAATGACTTGCATCTTTGCTTGATGTTTAGCCTGGGACTGCTCATGGCGATTGTTCATCCATGTCTTTGCAAGTCCTGCTACCGGCCCTAACAGTGCTTGTAACATCAGTCATCATCCTTAACAAATCGGCCTTTGTCATCACGCTTCTGCTTTTGGCCTATTAGCTCTTGGACTGTATCTGTTTCCCATATCCGAATACTTACCCAGATAATGGTAAATAACGCAGAAAGTGGTGGAAGAATGGCAGAGATAGTGCCAAGAACAGTGCCAAAGCTAATTACATCTATTACTTGTTTTGTTGGTTCTTCCATCTTTATTTTCCTGATACTGTCGTAACAATAAACGTAATCAACAACCCAGCTATACCCACAAGAACTGCAATCCAAAATGACTTAATAAGTGCGTCCTTTGCTTCTTGCTGTGCGTAGACTTCCCTCTGCCTTTGTGCTTGAACCTCTTTCATGCAGTTGCGATACTCTTCTAAACCTTCATTACCATACGCATACTGCAACAATGTAATGACCTCTTTTCTCTGTGCCTCTATCCTTTTCTTTGCGGCAAACATCTGTGCCGCTTCTGCCTCTATGGAGTTTGCAAACACCACCTGTTTAAGTGGGTTGCTTTTTTTCTTTTGCCTTTGACTCGCATATAAAACGTCTGAAGCATGACCTTGCCACCTAGCTACCACTGAAAACGTATCCTCAATGGACTTCCCTGCCTCAATAAATGCTTTGACCCCTGCATATGCTTTTGTAGCTGCTGCCGCTGCCGTAATTGGGTCAATCATCAGGAACCTCGTAAATCACATAAGGATCGCAATATGAATTAGGCCAAGGTAAATACCAGGTGTACGTTTGATCTGACTCGCTACCCACCTCCTTGTATTTGCATATTCTGTAATGCTCTAACCTTGTCCTACTACCAATAGCCCATGTGTAGGTGTAGGTATTCAACACCAGATACAACACAATTGTTTTCACACATCACGGCTTTGTGGGCCAGTTGATTGTGCCGGGAAAATCTGTCTGCTGTGGCACATCGCGTAATGCCTGTCTATACGTCTTCATGGCATCAGACATGGTTACATCTGCCAAAGCGTAATGATCTGTCTCCATCAGCAAAGCAGTCCGTTTAGCCCGTTCTTTTTCTGCCTTTCGATTATCAGCATCTGCAGCCCATGCCGCTTCTTCTGCGTCCCTAGCGGTTTCCTCTTCAGCAGTAAACGGAACATTCCCGTTGGCCGTTGCGTGATACCTAGTCATATTTCACCCTTATCCGTTAGTAATTCCGTAAAGACGAAACTTTCCGCTAAATGTCCCTGTTGATACCTGAAAACGCATGCCAGTTAATGCACCAGTGGTCGAGTTTTGACCTATGCCATATGCATAGTAAATTTGACTACCGTTATCTTCATAATAACTACCTTCAAACCTCACAACGTGGCCAACTGCTGTATCAGTAGTGTTATATATACTGAACTCAAAATTTGCGCTGGCATAAGAATGATTGCCTGTGTTTCGAGAAACAAGGATATTACTGGCATTACCAGAGCCGTTGTAATATACGGCCCCACCACTATCCACGCCTAATCTTCTGTGCAGATAATCATAAGTGCTACTCGTTATATATGATCCGCCAATCTTTAATAGCCCTTGAACTTGCACGTTATTAGTAGCTACGGTCATATCGGTTATTATTAACTTGTATGAGTCATAGGTAGAATCAAACGTAGTTTCTATATCTACAGTAGATGCACTACTTGCTGTAACAGTGGATAAATGCGTTAACCCGCCTGACGCAACAGTAGTAAAACCAAGGTTTCCTGAGCCGTCAGTTTTAAGTATTTGATTTGCTGACCCGTCTGCCGCTGGCAATGTCAAAACAAAACTTGAGCCAACAGTGCCGGGAGCCTGCAAGCCTACATATTGACCTCCAGAGCTATCCTGCAGGCGAAGATCGCCCTGTGCTGTAATGTCTAGCTGAGTTGCTGTCGCACTAGCCAAATCGCTTGTAAACGCCAGCTTGCCACTGCCATCTGTTTTTAGAAGTTGTCCTGCCGACCCATCGGCATTGGGAAGCTCTAAGCTATAAGTAGCAGAGGCGCTGTGGGGTGGCCCCTTCAGGGTTACACCGTGACTGTTTGACTCACAATTAAAGCGGATAGCACCAGCATTGGTATTTCCGTATAGCTCTGTAAAGTTTGTCCCACTAGGAGACAATCTTACGTTACCTGGAACGGTAATGTTTCCGGTAAGTTG